GATTTCTTCGAGTGCGAGATACATGGCAAGGAAAGTTTTTCCGGTACCCGCAGTACCGACCATGGCGAGGTTATCTCCCTCGCGCCATGACTGCCATGCATATTTCTGTGCACCGGTAACCGGTTCAATTGTGCGAAGATCTTCGATGCGAATGTTCATCGATTCGGAATGTTGTTGTTTGGTCTTCATCAATTATGAATCGTATTGTCTACGAATCCCCACTTCTTTTTCTTCTCAGCGGAAAGACCAGAGTTACCACCAGCTTGTTTCTTGATTTGGTCGAGTTTGTTTTTCCAATCACCAGATGTTTTACCCAGTACAGAACCGGTATGAGTAACAAGTTCTGCAACACCAAGATGCACTTGTTCCCATTCTCCCGATTCCACCATTTCTTCTTTCTTTGAGATAGAGAGAATCATTTCTTTGACCTCTCCAGTTGATTTGTTTCTTAAATCGTATGTAGGCATAGATGTAGTTCCAGTAAATGAAAAAGGCCCTCAATCTAGAGGGCCAGTTCCAGATAAAGGATCACCCCCTTAGTCGAGTTTCGGCTTGTGATATTGCGGTGTCTAAAAACGATTGACGTTTTGCGACTTTATATGCAATATCTACCTTCCCCCTTTTTTGTAATTTATGAATGTAATGTCCCAACTCTCGCGAGTCTTTTCTAAGTCTTTCTAACTGGCTTTCTGCCATATACTCTCCTTATTGTTTTACATGGGAAATTATTCAACGATTAAATCTGGAAATGCCTCCTTTACCAGTTTTGCTGTTATGCCTTTCATGGGCGGTTTTTTGTTTATCATAGCAACGACTACCTCGGCATCGCGAGGATGTATTGACTCAAGCATGTCAATAAACATTCTTTCTCGTTTGACACCCAGAAGTTTCTCGCTATCACGCAATCCTTTAACAAAGTATTTGAATTGCATGTGCGATTTCGATAGGGTGCTTGGGGGAGTTTCTGCGGATGAGGGTGTATAGGGTACTGGCCCAGTGGGTAGGTTCCACTGAATTCTAGAATCAAATGTGCCTTGTAGAACATCTCTCAAAGCCATATTGTTTTCGTGTTTCCTCAATTCTTGGATTTTATCATTCTTAGCACGCTTCTTAGATGCTAATTCTAAAATCTCAAATACTGCTAGGTTGTTTGATAACGCCATAATTAATTCCCTTTGTCGCGTTGTAGCTCATTATACAGTTATCTAGTCACAGTGTCAAGTATTATTTGTACTTTGGTCTGGACTTTGAAAATCTCTTCATCTTACTCTTACGTTTATCAGTCTGGCCACCAGACTTTTTGATGTCACGCATCTTTTCGATCCACTTCTTTGCCTTTTCCGACTTTGGTGGTTTCTCAGTAAACTTACGAATGTCTTTGTATGCACGAAGAGTTTCTTGCTTATAGTCTTTGCCTTCACTGTTATCAGCGACAATGAAGTTTTCCTTACCGAACATCTGTTGGAACTTACCGATGTTGCGTTGAACTTCTTTCCAATACTTTTCTACTTCTGCGTCGGGGAGTGTACGTGCTCTCATACGATTACGTTTCAATGCGGTATCAAGATCAGTGTTGACAAAAATCATTGCACAATCATAACCTAATGCTTTGAGTGAATTCATCTGCGATGCGACTTTGTCGGTGTCCTTACCAGTACCGTCGATGACAAGACCAAGGCGACCCCACATAGAACGAAGATTTTTTAGGTTGGTAATTCTTTTGGCACGGCCGCGAATCTCTTGACCCTGCGGAGAGAAGATGTTATCGGGGGTCATATCCATTTTTGCTTTTCTAAGACCGGCTTCAAATGCGTCGTCAGAGTTGATTACTCGATAACCCAATGCTGGGAGACCAGTTCTACCTACGATGAAAGACTTACCAGACCCAGGCCCACCTGCAAGGAATACTGCCTTAAAGATTGCGGGATCATCGACACCCTCGTTTAGAAACTGTTGGAAACGTAACACTGCCAGACCTCAATTATTTTATAGGATTATTTATAATTTTAGATGCTTTGAATGAATCTTACATCCAATAAATTCGTTATAATATTCATCTTTCAACAACACATCGTTGTCAAATTGAAGCTTTGCTTCGTAATAGGAACACTCTCCCTTTGTCTTACATAGACGCAGAATGTCCCGTCTGAAGGCGCCACCGTCCTCTACAAGGCGTTTAACCTCTTCACTAGACCCGTGGTAGTCGCGCCAGTCCGATTCTTTGATTGTGAGACGTTTACGAGTCTTACCTTTAAGTGGGGGAAGTCTGCGAGTAGACCAGAACCCTTTCTTACCGATGTATTTCTTACCAGTCGCCAACTCAGTAATCTCATAGACAAATCCATGATATTGTTTGAGGAACTCTTCGTCGGGTTCAAATGGTTGGTCGTTAAGGTGCCACATAAAAGTCAATCGTATCGCCGTTTCGTATTATATCTATATTCATTTCAAGCGCGATTGGTCTTTGTGTAAAACTGTGCCACCACATTTTATGGATGGCAATATCTCCATGATGAGTTGTTTCTTGTTTGTCTTCGAGAACTTTTGAAAGTTCTTCGGTGGGTGTGATAAGCCATTTTTCGTAGGGATTCAAGAAAGTGTCCCTTTTGAAAACCATGAGAAGGTCACCAAGAAAATAAAAATTACGTCTCTTTGCTGCTCTAAAATATTTGTCAATTTTCATTCGACTACAAAATGCATTCATTTCATATCGGTCAACGGAATCGACCAAAATTTTACCAATCTCTCGATAGTGACCCTGTTCTGTCTTGTTCCAACAAAATCGAACGTCATTACGCCCCCGAACAATAAACTTATATTTTTCCGGAACCTCTTGTAATATATCCCATAGTTTGAAAATCTGTATTCGATGACCCCAAAACATTCCATGAGACAGAATCTCATCATATTCTGGTTTGTGAGGCGGTTCGTAAATTGCGTAATCAAACGGACACTCATGCAACAATCGTTCGATCAATCTTTCGTGTACTAATGGATCTAGTCTTTGAATTCCAACTACAAGCAGAAGAGTGTCATCTCTTTTACGTTTTGGATTTTCAATTATCTCGATCACTAGAACAACCAGTGTTTGCCTTCATCGTCGACAACAATAACATGATCTAAACCTGTGTTGTCTAGAAACCAGAGTGCATCATTAATTGTGTTGAGTATAGGTCTTCTCTGAATATTAAATGATGTGTTGAGTAACACGCCCCCAAACTTCTTGAGTAATGAGTAGAAGTTGGGATTAGATTCTTCGGTGACGGTCTGTAACCGTGCTGTGTTATCGACGTGTGTGATTGCAGATAATGACTCTCGATATTCTTTTCGAACAATCGGTGCGAACTGCATGGCGTCCATTCTATCAAAGTAATCACCCTCAAAGTACGTAGGTGCATCTTCGAGCGTACAAACTGGTGCAAAGGGACGATACCACTCACGGAACTTAACGTTCTTATTAATGATATCTTTCATGTTCGGAAACGATGGATCACATATAATAGAACGATTGCCTAATGCACGAGGCCCTATTTCACAACGTCCCTGAACAAGACCCATGATCTTGCCCGACTTGAGTAGATCAACAATCTCATCGTGATTGACTTCTTTTGCAGAATAATCTTTGATGAACTTGGGTAATTTTTCTAAATCAAAAACATGAGGGCCTTCGTATTTACGGTCTCTTCGACTAGGACGAAATTCATCTGTATCTTTCCTATTGTCTCGATTTTCCCAATACGGTTCAACAAACATCATGCCAGCGGACAGTCCACCATCATGTGGATCAGAAGGAACCCATAGATTAATGTCGGGAAATTCTTCGTGTACTTTTTGATTGACCAATACGTTGAGTGCAGAACCACCGGTAAGAATCAGATTGCCACCAAATTCTCGTATGCGGTCAATATATTTCTCGTGTAGAACCTCAATGAATCCTTCTTCCATTGCTTTCTGTGCGGCCCAACAGGCAACTACTTCTGGTGTTCCATCTAGAAACGATCGGCCGTCGCCCTCTTTGTACTTATCAGGAAAAAATGTTTTTAATTCTCTTCGTGTATAATATGTTCTGTTCAATCGTGACTTAGGTGTGGTCGTCGTGAACATGAGTTCTTTAAGGTATGCAGTAACACGATGCGTCACCTTTCTGTCTCTATGGTTCTGTCCATAAGCAGAATATCCCATCAACTTTCCAGCAATGTCTAACCTTCGAGTTTTACGAAACTTATCACACCCATTGCCAACATCAGTATATGTACGTGAAAAGTCATAACACATCTCTGTAGATTCGTATTGCAAATCACCATCATATTCATAGTAGTGAAACGATCCTACATCTCCCCCACCGTCCCAAGCAATGATACCTGCTTTTTCAAATGGACTAGAAAAGAATGCACCAGCGGCATGAGCCGCATGGTGATCTCGTGGAGTAAGATATATTAATTGATTATTGGGGAATATACGTTGTATTTCTTGTACGTATTCAAGGTTATTTCCCGGCTTGATCCAGACTCGATCAAACTCAGGTTTAATACCATAACGATTTTCTAATTGATTAAACACCTTATTAAAGACCTTTTCGAAATTAAGATCTTCTGATTTGTGATGTTTTATCTGACTAACACGTTCAAATTCATAACTGATCATAAAATCATCAGCAGGATTCCAAACCGTTAAATTGCAATCATGACCAAGGAATATGGTCATCATGGGTTTGATGGCCATTTAGTCCTCCCATTCACCCTCTGAGGGTGACCCACACATAGGACAATGTGTGGGTTTTTCTTCACTGTTCATTACAACTATGGATAAACTAGTGTCACATACCGAACACTCCAATTCATATTCAAATTCCATTATGCCGCACAACCTCTCCCATCTAAACCACAGACTTCCGGTTCGGGGTCTTCCCAACCCCAATCACCTTCCATCCCCACTACGGAGTATTCTGTGACTCGTTTTTCGAAGAAGTTATCATGTGAAGCACCATTAAGAACCCAATCCAACCAAGGAAGAGGATTATCCTTTTGTCTAAACTTAGTACGAAGACCAAGTTGCAACAAACGGCGATCAGCGATATGACGTATATAACGACGAACTTCTTCTTTTGTGAGTCCCTCAACTTCGTTTCCTTTAAATGCAAGATTGATGAACTTGTCTTCTAGATCAACTGCATTCTTTGCCATACTATATATCTTGCTTTTGAGTTCATCATTGACGATGCGAGGATGTTCATCACAGAAGGTACGGAATAACTTTGCATTGCCCTGTACGTGTAGAGTTTCGTCACGAATAGACCACTCGACGATGGTACCCATACCCTTCATCTTACCGAAACGTTGGAAGTTCAACAACATCACGAATGAAGAGAACAGAGACATACCCTCGTTGAATACTGACTGTGCCAGTGCGAGTGCAAGACCTGTGTGAGTAGACGTGTCACCTTCCTTCATGAAGTCTACTTTATCCGCCATCTCCTTGTACTCAAGGAACTTGTGATACTCTTCGTCCGGAAGACCGAGCGTGTCATTAAGAAGGGCATACGCTCTCTGGTGTACCGCTTCACGACCGGCGAACGAACTAAGCATATTACGCACTTCGTTGTTCTTGAATTTAGGGATGAGAAGTTCGTGATAATTTTCACCCACCTGAACGTCCGATTGAGTAAACAATCGCAACACCTGTGTGATAAACTCTTTTTCGTCTTCGGTGAGTTTGGTTCTCCAATCTTGGACATCTTCACTTAACTCCGCTTCGTCTTCGATCCAGTGAACCTCTTCGTGTTTCTTCGAGAGTTCGACTGCCCAAGGGTATCGAAATGGTTTGTATGTCTGAGAAAAATCAAGTAATGACATTAACACTCCTCCGCGCCAGAACGTCCGCATTCATATGCTCTTCGGACTCGTTCTGCATGTTCTTGTTGTTGACGTTCCCATCGTCCACGTTTGTATGCACAGACAACTTCATCTTTGTCATGACAATAAAACTGACTCTCACTTCCATGATAAACGGAACTGTATACGGGATAACCACGGCGTCGATCTTTATGAATGTCATAAACTTCTTTGACAATAAGACCACCGACAATGCCTTTCAGAACATCTTGTTCTGTGCTACCCCATGCATTTGCTTCGACAGATACTACCGATGCGACAAGTAGGACTGCTAACTTTTTCATGTGTTTTCCTCTTTTGGAATGAAAATAAAATCGTTTACTGCGGTCGAGTGATACTCGTACCCATTTTGTTCTAATATCATACCACATTCATGAGATGACTGCAAGCGCGGCCATGTGTTAAGAGACACCTCAATCGAGATGATTGGTTTACACCGCTTGATGGTTTCAATTGCACCCTTGATTACTTCTAACTCATAACCTTCGACATCTATTTTTATATAATCAACCACGTCAAAGTTCATGCTGTCAATGGTTTTGATGGGACATACGATCATGTGATGATCTTTGCAATGTTCCTGTCTAAAGACAGAAGCATGACCACCATATCGGGGATCAAACCATATCTCTATTTCTTTTTCTTTATCCCCAAACCCAAAGTCCAGTACCTCAACATTAGGCATGTTAGCATATGTTACGTTCTGTTCAAGAACATGTCTAACATTCGGAACAACCTCCGACGCAATAACTCTATCAAAAATCTGACTTAGTCCTTTGCTGACAAAACCATAACTGGCACCAACATCTAGTGCAACTCGTGTAGGACTGTTCAACTTCTGAATCGTATTGACTAGTTCATTAATAATACCGCCATCGTAATCACCACCTCTGGCATGTTTTAAAAATGATTTAGATTTTTCATCTGAGAGTAGAAGAAAATTTGTATATGCTCTCTTTCCCATTAACCCTCACAGGCACGACACTCTTCTGATTCTTGTGAATTAGTAGAGTTTAAATGTGACATGAGTTCGTCGTAACCTCCGACATACTGACCTTCAATGTAAATCTGTGGTACAGTATTTACCTTTCGACCCGTCACTTCTGCGGCAGTTTTACCAATTTCTTCGAGATCAACCTTGTCAAAAGGTATACCACGCAACTTGAGTTCTTCCATCGCCATTGCACAGAATGGACAATTCTTTTTAGAATAAACTATAGATCGATTGTCATCCTGCAATGCGACTCGTTCAACTTTCTCACTCACATTCTCGGCACGAGACTTTGCTTCGGTACGGAGATAGTACAACCCTTTGAGACCCTTCTTCCATGCTTCTAGGTGCACTTTGTTCACATAAGACTTCTCTGCACCAGCGGGGAAGAATAGGTTAACAGACTGACCTTGACAGATATATTTCTGTCGATCTGCGGCATGTGTGACCAACCATGACTGATCAAGTTCCTGTGCAGTCTTAAATACTGCCTTTTCACCCTCAGTCAGTTGTGGTAAATGTTGTACTGATCCTTTATTAGTGATAATCGATGTCCAAGTCGAATCGTTATTTATTCCCCTTTCGGTGAGTAATTGTTCCAAATACCGATTCTTTACAAGGAAACTACCAGCTCTGGTACGGTGGGTATAGGCATTCGCTTTTGAGGGTTCGATACTTGGGGACGTAGACAGAATAACACCGGATGATGCGTTTGGGGCGATAGCAAGAAGATGCGAGTTCCTTCGACCTGAACCGATACCATCTGGGTATTCTCCCCTCTCTTCTGCGAGTCGTTCTGTTTCCCTAACTGCTTCTCCATTGATGAAATTGAACACAACATCGTTGATTTCCCGTGCTTTATCAGATTCCCAAGCGACTCCGTGTTTTTGGAGTAGGGAATGGAAACCCATTGCTCCAAGGCCAATTGACCGTTCTCGTTCAGCAGACCACTTGGCGCGAGTGATTGTGTCAGGTGCGTTATCAATAAAGTACTGCAATACGTTATCGAGCATCCTAACAAGATCCCGAACAATAGATGTGTCCTTCCATTCATCGTAATACTCCAGATTGAGTGATGACAGACAACACACTGCGGTTCGGTCAGCACTTGTAGGTAAATGAATTTCATTACATAAGTTACTGCCGTTGATCTTGAGACCAAGATCTTTCAGGGGTTGTGGTAGATAACGATTTGCAGTGTCAATAAAGTTTAGATAGGGTTCGCCGGTACGGAAACGAGTCTCGATGATTCTTTCCCAAAGTTTACGTGCGTTAATAGACTCTTTGACAGAACCATCCTTTGGATCACGTAGATCAAAGTTTGTATTGTCAACTACTGCTTGCATAAACTCATCGGTGATGTTAATTGCGTTGTGTAGGTTCAGTGCCTTGCGTTGCACATCACCCGTGGGAATACGCATGTTAAGGAACTCAATGATGTCGGGGTGTGACACATCCATGTACGCCGCATACGACCCCTTGCGTGTCCTACCTTGACGGTAGGCGATCATGTCTGCGTCTACGGTATGTAGGAATGGAATAGGGCCTGGAGCAACATCGGATACTGTGCGAACATCAGACCAGTGACCACCGACGCCACCACCATAAACGCTAAGCCAGCGCAACTCAGAAGTATGGTCAATAAGACCCTCAAGAGTGTCAGGGACATATGTAAGAAAGCACGAGATCGGCATCCCCTTGCCCTTTCCATGACCGTTCGGTGCGTTACTAAGGACGGGGGATGCGAACATGAACCATTTCTTTGAGACATAATCGTATAACCTTTGTGCAAGCAATTCGTCACCACCAGACCATGCGACTGCGGCACGGCGATAACCTTCTTGAGGAGAATCTTCATGGTCGTTCAGATAGAAGTCTTTTAACATCCCAACCGCATAATCTGTTAAGAGGGCGTCACGGGATTTATCAATTTTTACTGACATTTGTTTTACTCAAGTTTGGGTGAAAAGAGAGATATAATACACTATATCTATTGGTTTGTCAACTGGTCTCCCACAATATCTTCGTTACGTTCCAACCAATCTTCCGCGTCTGTGTTCGCGTCCCCCTGAGTAGCTTGACGATAGTAAAGTATGATTTCTTTTTGTTGACGGACGTACCTACGTAACTCCTGTAGGTTGTATGCCATGTTCTCATAGTCTTGTGGTGTAAGACCAAATAGAACATAAGTTCCACCCTGCATCTTTTCTAGTTTTGCAACCTGTTCATCAAAGTTCTTTTCTGTTATCACAAAGAACTCAACGTCTTCTAGGTTGATTGCTTCGGGCAGTGGTGGTTGATAGATCTCTAGTGTTTTGTATTCAGTGACCGTTTTGATAATCGGTTCGGGTGCCACCATCGGTTGCGGTGATTTGAAGCCAGGAATACTGGAACAACCTGCGAGGGTCAATAAAAATAGTAGACTAAGAATCCGCATCAGCAACCTCCTTGGAATCATTCTCTATTGAACGGAACACTTCTGCGGTTCCTTTGTTAATTCGTGGTTCAATCAAGCCGGGTTTTGCACGAGCGAGTTTTGTCATGTCGTGACGACGAAAGATACCAAGGTACTCATCACGTTCTGCGGTCAGTGCGGCATTCTTTGATGAAAGTTCACCCACTGCCTTGAGTTGAGTCTGTAAATTATTTTCTGCCTGTTCGCGGGCCTGTTGTTCACGTTCCAATGCAGTTTCTAGTCTGACCTGATTGTTTTGTAGAGTGACTGCATTTGCTTGTTGTTGTGCGATTGTCACATCTCTCTTTGCGATTTCTTGGGTGTGATACATATATGCACCACCAGCGATTGCAAGAAGAAGAGGTAACATTTTAATCATTCCTAGCATTACTTCACCTTTTTGATTTGATAATTGAATGGTTCTTGAGTCTTCAACTCAAAGGGTTCACCAGAGGTTAATTTACCCTGTAGGTGTTTCTCTGTTATGATACTTATACTTTTAAATTCATAGACAGATTTTTTCACTGGATCATACCATATGGTTACTTGCCATTCATTAACAAAATACTTTATCCATAACCAAACAAAGGGTTTAGCAATCCAACGTAAAACTAAGAATGCAGTTGTTGATAAAATTTGACCAATTCGCTTCAATTTCTTCTCGCTCCTTATACGTTCTGTACAATGCCTCTTTCTGACTGTCAGGCGATTCACGATACTCTTTCCATTCTTCGGGAGTCATGAATTTTTTCTTAGGGTAGGACACACCCAATTCCAAAGAATAATACAACTGTCCTGTAACCAAATCTTCTGTGCTTTCAAGATTTGGAGAAACTGCAACACAACCGGACATCATAACGAAAACCGGTAGTAGTCGTTTCATGGCACAATCTTTTTCCTTTGACCCATTACCTCGATATAATTACGAGTAAGGATTTTTGATTTACGTTTCTTTTTCTTTTTAAACATGGCGTCACGAGTGTCTTGAGGTATACCCGCATCTGCCGTGGTCATTGCATCTTCGTACATTTGCTTGAAGGTTTTCATCGGTACAGTTCTCCGACTGTTACGTATAGTGACTGTCTGCTATTTATATGTTCGACCATGTAAACATCCAGACCGAATATATCACCGATAGGATAACAACCTTCCTTGACACGAATTGCATCACCCTTGAACGCAATATCGTTACACTGTAAAATTTCTAGTTTATCTTCTCGCAGTTTATATACACCCTGCGCCAGTTCTTTGTTCTCTAAAACGTACCAACCAGTTTCTTCTGCCATTAAATCAATAGTCTCAATACCACATTTGTCGAGGATTTTCTTCAGTGATGTATCGGACATTTCTGTTTTCTCACGCAGTAAAAACAATGCCGCAGCATACGACGACAGACGACTTGAACCGCCGGGCAGTTTCTCTAATAGTTTTTTGATATTAAATACGAGTCGATGAAATGTTGTAAACGCAGATTTCTCTTCAGACGTAGATATCTTTTTGCTTTTAATGCGAGCACCCTTTTCATCAATGATTCCTAACTTGAATGCTTCTGTTTGATTAAAGGGCGTCGTCAACATTTTTAGAAATCGAAATGTATAGAACAGATCACCTGCTCTCGATGCTAATGACATTTATATTTTCCTCAGTTCCTCAACTATGCGTTGATCCATAGGGACACTAGCATATTTAGTATTTTCAATTGCTTTAATATAGATTAGAAACGGTTTAATAATTGACCAATCAGAGTACTCAGGCACCTTAAATTCCAACATTTTTAAACCGGCATCAAACCCAAAAACATTAAATATTATCACAAGATGGTTTAATAGGAGATTGACAGGTGGATTGCCATTCTCCTTGTAACGTGTGATAAGACGTTTCACATATTTAAAACGTTTTAAGTCTTCATAAAATTCTTCGGGATCAATGCATGTAGGATTATAATAATTCCGTATAGCATATAACTCAAAATTTTTCTCATCAAGTTCTTCAAACAACTGCATGTATTAATTCCAATTAATTTTTAATTATTTATCTTCGTGACTTTGTTCCACCTGCACAATGTGATCTTTATTCAACAAAGAAATTTCATCGTTTCTCTCGAATGTGATAAAACGATCCGCATTGAATAAGTCTCTCATATCTATCTCTCCCTTCATCGAAGGCCCATTATCGAAATAAACTCTGACTGTCATCTTCATATCAATCACCCATCCGCCAATGGATTGTCAAGAAAATCTTGGATCTTCTTATTCAATCGAGTTTCTAGGTTTTCGATTTGGCGATCAGTATCAGATTGTAGATCGTCTCGTTTAGCATCAAATCGTTCATTTGCACGATCGATCATGCCTCGCACCTTGTCTTCCATCGCACGGTTCTCATCCTCAACCCTATCGACGTTCTTCTCCATACGGTTGAAGTCGTCGCGTAGATCGTTTTTGATTGTGCGCGAATAGTCGACTGCCTCGTCAACGCGAGTCAGTGCTTCATCTAGTTTGGTCTCAATTAGTTTGTTACGGTTTTCTATTTCTGTGGTGTCGATGTTCTGGACGACTTCTTTCATATCCATGTAGTCTGCGTAGAACTCAAATGCACCCCACGATGCACCGCCCAGAGTCGACAATGCGGTCAAGACAACCATTGCCTTGCCGCCGCGGAAAGTCATTCCCGCGAACTCGAACTCTGCCATTTGTATGTCCTCTACTCATCTGCGAACTTCAGATTCTTGAGATTCGCAATTTCTTGTTCTAATTTTCGTATTTCGAGGGCTCTTGCTTTTAACTCCAAAGCATACAATAGACTACAATCTAACCGTTTCTTCGGTTTCCCGATAGGAATGGTTATTTTGGCATACACACCAATGTCTCTTACAAACCCATTGGGATCATATCCTTCTGGTGTTACGCCGACATTAGTCTGACTATAAAAATTACTATAAGGATCATTCTGGTTTAGAATCCCCACAACTCCGAACTCCACATTAGTGGCAGATCCGATAGCCTGCGAACATTCCAATTGACCTGATCGAACTCTATCTGACGCATATGAGCCGGGCGTCGATGGCAGTGCAAGGTTTACTGAACTTGACTGCGCCATCACGTTTACACTCATTAACATCAAGATAACAAATAAAAGTCTCATATCAACTCACTCTTTGATTTTAGAACAAATCCTCGTATACAACAGTGGTTTCGAATCGCTCGTTGCTAATACTTTACTTTGAGAACAAATATAAACTGCACGATTCTTATCTTTATCCTTTATAAACACATCGATATATTCTATCGATTGGTATTTTACGTTTACTGGATTTCCTATTACAGCGGATGGTACTTTATTCATGTCTTTATCAAACACTCGAACATCGAAATACTCGATGTCACTCCTACCGTTAAATAACTTCATCTCTGTCACCCAAACGTTTTGTATGTGAGACATTCGAAGTTTTGGATAGGTAGGTGTCCATTCGTGGGCACTTGCGTACCCACTCAGGACAAGCAATGATAAAAGTAAAATACGCATCAGATTGCGATACACTCAGCAACAACAGATGCTTGGTAACTACCACCAGGCAGTGCACGACCAACACCGTAGGTTGCAGACGCATCAACTTTAAACCAAGTTGAACCCGCGACTGACAACAATACTTCTGTTACGTTGTCGTACTCAATTTTGGTGTTATCATAGTCAGACATCAGCGGATCAGATACCTGAGAAACAGTAGTTTCACCATCCCAATAGACCACGTCTGTGAGTTCCGGACTTTCTGTGAAAGAGTTCGGGTGTGTGATTCTCGCTGAATAATAACTAGACTGAACCACATCGTATCGAACAACCGGCATAACGCCACCATCTGTTGGGTTTGTGCTCAATACGCCGGGCTCTGGGTTACCAAAGACACCAACAACGTCTTGTGTTACCACACACTTCGACTCAACATTCCCCATTACGGGAACTTCTGTAGCATATGCACTTGCACCAAAGGTCATCATCAGTAATGATATAAGTGTTTTATTGAACATTCTTGTTCTCCCTTTCAGTTTACTTGGCATACTGTAAATTAATTAACTGTTGGTGCTTTAACTCTTGCGCCAACCCCACTCTCAATCCTCTTCTATTGTTAGGTATCA